TCTTCCTTTCCAGATGTAATATTACGATGTTCCTCATCTTTGTAGATCGTGTAGTATAAGCAACGAAAGAGACCACGTGCAATTGCACTACGATTTAGAATTACAGAATCCTCCTGATTATATCCACCATACGTTCCAATTGCAACAATGATGTTATCTCCGGTGGGCATTTCATGAGACTTCAAAATGTTGTGAATACGAGTCTCAACAAACGGTCTCATGGGAGAGCAGAGAATGTAGCCATTCTTATCGAGACGCTTGGAGTAATTGCGAGCAAAGATACCAATCGACTGTTTACCCATAGCTGACTGGTATGTATTTCTTGGTGACTGATTGTGATCAGAGAATGGAATACTTGCAGCCATGTGTCCCAAAATGAGTGAAGGGTGAATTTCACAATGAGTATGACTATTGGTAATATCGGCAGGTGTCATTGCAACACGAACTGTCTCACTCTGAAGAGGATCTACAAACTCAATACACGTCTTTACCCAATCGTTCCATACAAACGGCTTGGGTGGAGGAGTTACAATTTTCCCGTTCATAACTCGAAATAGCGGACGAGCAAATCGCCCACCATCCGTTTCTACAGTCATACTATTCTGCATGGTATCCCAGCTAATACTGGTGTGCGGGTGAAGATGGAATAGCTGTTTTGCGTTTTGTAGTTTCTGATTGACATCAACAGGATCTGTTGTATATGCGATGATTACACCATTCAGAGTAATTGGTGTTCCAATATATTTCTTTGTTACTGAATCAATCCATACAACTGTATCCATCTGTTGAAGAAGAGTGATTACCAAGATTGAAGGAGTATGTTGCGTAATTGCAGTCATCATTGTGATTGTCTTTACAATGCCAACCGAGTGACCCTCCGGTGTCTCAACGGGACACACATATCCCCAACTTGTTCCATGAAGCTTACGAGGAGCAAGTAGCTTGCCCGACTTTTCAATCGGAGTTTGAATGCGACGCAGGTGGCTGATTGTGGCAGAATATGAAAGACGATTTAGTACCTGAGAAACACCAACCTTTGTTGCATTCGAAAGTGCAGTTGAATTAGAAGTTCCAAGACCCTGTACTGTAAAATTACCAGTAGCAAGCGCCTGTTTTAGCTTTCCTTCGATTGTCGATACTTTCAAAATTTTGTACAAATTATTAATATTTAGAACTTCAAGCGGTCGAGGAGTTTCTCCTCGCTTCCATGTATCGTTGTTAACCTCTTGGACAAACTTACCACGAATATCTTTCGATACTTTCTGGAACAGCTGGCGGAATAGATGAGTAAGCAGTGCACCAGTTGTAACGATTCGTTTGTTCGGATATGCATCGCGGTCATCGATAGAAAGAATTCCACGATTTGTTAGAAGAAGGCGTCGTACCATAGATGCAATAAGAACACACTTGCGACTTTCGATTACAGACTTTGTTATAGTTTCACCACCGAACTTTACATGCGGTAGACATTCAGTCTCAAGAAGAGCTCGTACGTATGCACACTTGTCTTCCATCGTTGTAGAATACTGTAGGTGGTTTGATAGATACTCTACTGCTTCCTCACGAGTATAGATCTTTAGGTCAGAACATTCCTTGAACGACGCAGCAAGCATGTCAGTATATGAACTATTGTCGCTCCAAAGTAGATTGGCAATTTCTTCATCAGTTTCAAGTCCAAGAGCTCGGAACATTACCATAAGTGGTACATCTTCGCGGAATCGCGGAAGACAGAGTGTTAGTGGGTAGCCAAGACCATTGAACTTTGCCTGTACACGAACTTCTAGTTTCTTTGGAGGAGACGTAAAAGATTCGTGAATTGACTTAATTTCAACCGAATGTGTAAACTTTGAAGAAGCCTTCTTATTGTAGAACACCATCGTACGATTGTCAGCTACCTTTTCCTGTGATAGGATCGTTCGTTCTGTTCCATGAATGATGAAGTACCCAAACGGATCGTAAGGACACTCACCAAGCTCCTCTTTGCTGAGAGGATAATCTTTCATCAAACAGAGAGACGATCCCAACATAACAGGGATCTTTCCAAATGAAACACCTTCAAAGATCTTTACATCTTCATCGAATGTTTCCGGTGTCTTATGAGTTCTAGCTACGAAACGAACATCACAGAACATCTGTGCAGAATATGTAAAATTACGAATGCGAGCTTCTTGGGGAAACATGGGCTTAATACGACCAGATGCTTCCTGAATACGCGGCTTCATGTACGTAATGTTCTCAAAAGATAGACGGAATTCGTACTTATATTTTTTGGTCTCAGGGTCTTGTTCGTGCCATACAACAATGTGAGGAGTCGATGCTACAATAAGAGGAATCTTATTGCGAACAAAGTCCTCGAATGATTCGATTTGATGATCTACTAGCTTTGCAATACCCTGCGTTTCGAAATACGATTGAATAGAGTTCCAGTCCATCGTATATGATTAAAACACTTTTACCGTAAATCTAATATTGATTCGTTTTTAATAGAGATGGGTGACAAAGTTGTTGTTACAAAACTAGGAAGCGAGTCCCCTGCCCCTAAAACGGCAGGAACTCAAAGGGTTATCCATAAAAGTATATTAAAAACGTCAAATCCAACAAAATCACCGCCAGTCAAGAAATCTATGCGTAAACACACGATCCGACTCCTTACAGATAAAGGTTCCAAACGTCACCGCAAGACATTACGCCATAAAATTGCTAAGATGTCGGATGAAAAGATCAAAGATATCGCCAGTCGAAGCGGGCTATTAAAAAATAAAAATACCCCTATATCAGTTCTTCGTCAAATGGTAGAAGGCGGAGCTGTTGCTGGATTTCTTTCCGTGTAATAATCAACATGACAAGTTTTTGGGGACCACTTGGGTGGATGACACTTCATTCAGTTTCGTGTATATATCCGGAAAATCCGACTTCAGAAGATAAGCAAATTTTAACAAAGTATTTATCGGCATTTAAAGAAACTATTACCTGTCCAAAATGTCAAACGCATTTTGCATCAATGCTAGAAATGTATAAGAGATCTCATCCTAATTGGCTTAATAGTCGTTATGAATTTTTTATATTTATTTGTAGAGCACATAATACAGTTAATCTTCGTTTAGATAAACCAATATTACCAAATTTATACGATTGTCTTAAAACATTTCAATCAAATACTAAAGTTACAAGCGCAGCCCACTATCGTCAAAGTTATTTAAATTATTTAACAAATAATTGGGGACGGGAACAGTCGGGCGAAGGTCTCATGCGTTTATCATCTGTTCGTGAAATGAGAAAGATTAATGAACACTATTGGACTCCTCGTGAAATTGATTTGAATACGGTTGTATTTTTAGCCGACACTGATGTCTCCCATCCTATTTTACAAGACTCTTACCGCTACTCTCCATCGCCAAGCATTCCTGTTTTTGCAAATAATCCAAATATGCATATTGGATTTAAAAACGGGAGACTGAAGTTAGGTGGGCGCTAGGATTCCAAGGAAGAGAAATGTGTGGATCTGCTTCCCATTCATGACGTTTTAGCCAAGGAGCTCTTGTTTCTGTATAAATTTCATCATTAAAGATTCGAATCTTTTTAGCCAATCGTAATGATTTTGAAGGTAGAATAAACTGGAGTTGATTTGTGATCGAATAATTCAACTCTGATTTTTCTATCTCATCGGCTTCGTCATATTTCATAATATCTGTAATTAGTGGTGCTTCTGGGTAAGGATAGTACCATGACCAGTTCGTAGGTAGTCCATTATTAAAATAAGAAAGAGTCCAATGAAATGTTTTCCAATATGCATCCACAACTGGTTCCATATCGGTAACTCCATCTAAAATATGAAGGCCATACTTACGAGAAAAATTTGATTGTTCTTTTCCCAATATAGCTCTCTCTTCAGGTCTTCTTCTGCGTCCGATCATATCTTTTAATACAATCATCTCTTTACTCGCACAGTATTCTAAAAAGTCAGAACGCCCTTCGAATGTTAGCAAATTTGGACTTCCGGATTCGTTATAGAACTGTAGTGCACGTTCGTAACCTCCTTCTCGCAGAGAAAAGATGGCCAAATGAGGCATAAAGTCGTTTCCAAAACATAAAATTGAAAGTGCAATATATTGATCAATTTGTAGAGGAACTTGATTGAGCAATGATTTAATATTCAAACTAGCAAATTCTGCACTTGCTACTTTAGGATCATTAAACTCTGAACTTTCGCGAAGCAGTGACATTTTAGTGGCCATGTGTGAATGCTTCAAGCAAATTAGAATTAGATCGGCATCAAGGCCATAAATACAGACAGTTTTGCGTTCTTCTTCGGGTATCTTCTTTAGGCTCAGAAAAAGCTTATGTTCACCTTCACCTGGTAGTAGTGTTGAACTAATTTCTACAGAAGGAAACTTTGCGCGTATTCCAGATTCCAAATCTTTCATGTATGGGGTACCAGGTGAAATTTGGTTACGATCGAATACTTCAGCAGTATCTTTAGCTCGCATCCGCCGATACCGTTGTTGAACGATCTTTGCGTATGGAACAAGTCCATCCATTGCGACCAACACCTTTTTAGCTTTGCAGATATGTGTCATAATGTATTCAAATGCTGTAAGAATAGATCCAATCGGATCTTCTTCTTTTAAATATCGATGGATCAAACAGTTGAAATCAATACCCAATACATCAACTTCAAGAGGGCAGTTCTTTTTAACTGTATCGACAATTCCCGCATGTGACTTTAGTAAACTAACAAAATAAAAAGGAATACCCATTAAATGGTTACACTTTTTGTGTTAAAGCTTATCGTTTGTTCTAATAACGACACTCACGGCAGTAGCAGCCACCACCGTGGTCTGACTGATCGTCTCTCTGAAATGCAATTCCTTTAGAATAGCAACAGTCCTCGCAACGGCAATCGTTTTCATGAATTGAAACTTCGTCATCGAGCGGAGGCATGTCATCCTCCGGATTCACATTAGGAATCGGTGAAGCGGGAAGCGGTTCCTCCTGAGAATTCGGATTCTTCCGAATTAGCTTTACCGGAACTCCTCGCGAATAGTAGTGAAGCACAAGCTCGTACCAATTATAATCATTTCGTACACGACGAACCGTAACACGGAAGCGATAACCACCATGCGGGCGTTCACCGTTAAACATCTCATCGAGATGATACAGAAACTCCGGACGATCGATTATATGACTACGAGTCACACGAGAGCCGGGCTCAAGCTTATGACTTCCGCTATATCCGTAGAACGGCACTGCCAGATCCCAAGGATTATCGTGCGTCTTGCACTTCTCTTTTAGGCGCTCCATGATTGAATCCATGCTGATAATCGAACGAATATGCGCCATAACCTTTGGAGTGTGTCGCTCGATACACTGCATAGTTAGCTCGTACTCACGGTCCATAACGAGTCCGCTTAGCTCATCGAGCTGGTGTACATTGAATGCTGCCATTTTGTATTTTAATATTCGCAAATACACTCGATATTAAATCCGTTTTTTATACTAAATGTGGTACCTGTGGATAATCCCCATTCTTCTTGCAATTGGCTATGCATATTCCGTATCGTCGAATATTAAGGTAGCACCGTGTAACACTTGCCCTAAACAAGAAACTCCTCCAACGTATTAATAAATGCCATCGTGTGGTAAATCAATGTTTGCAGGACGTAAAATAACCCGTAAAGCCTATACTGCACATCGTAGTGGTAAGACAATTCGCGTTCATTCGCGTCGTATTCATGATGTAGGCGCACCTGGAAAATATCACGGCCCAGGAATTGGTCCTCTAAAGAAAGGTCAACTTGGTAAACTAGGATATTCTTCAACGAGTTCTAAAACTGCTCGTCATTCTTCACTTAAAAAAGCTGTTAAAAAGTTTGGCCCACTTTCCACATTTCGTAAGCTAAATGCCGTTGGTACATATACTAAACGCACATCTAAGATCAAAAGTAAGCGTTTTATTGCCGATCGAGATTGGGTAAAGAAAACATATATGTAAAATATAAATGGACTTTATCGCTACCGTATTATCGGTTCTTTTGTTTGCAGCATTCGTTCCTGGTGTTCTTGTAACTCTACCGAAGGGTGGCAGCAAGGCGACAATTCTTATAACACACGCTGCTCTATTTGCCGTGGTCACTCATTTTGTAATGTACTATTATTGGACATACCGTGAGGGCATGTCTAATTATGGTGGCATTTGTCCCAATGGTTACGTTGTAGGAATGTCAGAGACTGGTGTTGAGGACTGCGTTCCCACTGGTCATCGTACGTATGGACCTGGTGCCCCCAAAGCAAAAACTGAGTAAAGAATAAATGTGGGTAGCTATTCTTCTAAAGGTTATTCTCTTTATGCTTTTTGTACCCGGTGTACATTTTAGCATCCCTCCAGGTGCTTCTATACGCGAACAAGCTCTTCTACACGGATTAGTGTTTGCAGTAGTGAACTATTACGTGTATTTATATGTTCGTCCGATGTTAGAACGGTTTGAGAACCCGGATACACGCAAAACAGCACCGTGCCCTCCTGGCTATAAAAAGTGTGGTTCTGGTGATTGCGTATTGGAGTCTGGTATTCATGGCCCTTGTCCCGGTAGTTCATTTTAAAAACGGATTTGGGTTGTACCTTTATCAAAAAATCAACAAATGTGGGAATATGATAACGATGGCGACGTTATCATGGATTGCGGGGATCAAGACGAAGACGATGAGTAAGTTAATTTAGCCTTTTCTAAAAATTTTTCAGTTTCTTTTAAGTCTTTCAAAGCTCGATCTAACGATTCTTTTACAAGAAAGTTAGACTGGGCTCGAATTAAATGGACAGTCATTTGTTGTGTTTGTCTAGATGCTAGTGAAATGAGGTTGAGGACGGAGGGAGCTTTCTTCATGAATTTAGTATGAGAATTATTTTTAAACCAAAATTTAAATGATGATAATAAATAAATGTTTCGCGGTCAATCAAACCAAGATAGATTTGTATTAAATGTCCTTAAAGAGAAGAAGGGTGGATATTTTTTAGAAATTGGATCTAACCATCCGATAAATATTAATAACAGTTATTTATTAGAAACTAATTATGAATGGAAAGGGATAATGGTTGAATTTTGTCCCCATTTTTTACCCTTATATATAGAACACCGACCCAATAGCATTCATGTAATAAATGATGCTACAATTATAGATTACAAAAATCTGTTCGAAACAAATAACATGCCTCTGTCATTTGATTACTTGCAAATAGATCTAGAAGTCTCAAACGAAAGTACATTAAATACCTTAAAAAAATTAGATACTGATGTTCTTGATACCTATAAATTTGCTACTGTAACATTCGAACACGATATATATGTTGGAGATTGCTATAACACACGCTTAAGTTCACGCGATATATTTAAACGACGAGGGTATGTTTGTGTATTTGAAGACATAAGTAATGATGGATGTCCGTATGAAGATTGGTATGTTCATCCCGATTTAGTTGATATGAACTATGTTAATAATTTAATAGAAATTAATAGAACAAATTATGTAGATAATCCTTTGACGGGTAAATCAATAAGCTGGAAAAATATTCAATATGAATAAAAAATTTATAAAAACGAATCGTTGATAGATTAAATTAACATCAGAAAACTATGCTAAGTATCAACGAAAAAAATGATCTAAAAGACCTATTTCGTGATATATACAAAAAAGAAACTTCACTGACACTATTGAGTCTACTAAACGAAGCAGATCGATATTTGAACAAAGAAAGTTCAGTCGTAAGATCACTTGCATTTTGTAACGATAATTGGAAGTTCAGAGCTGAACTTAAATTACGAAGAGAAGCAATTCTAGCTGAAATTCGTAGACGGTGAATATAAATACTTTTTACTTTAGTCGTTGATGAGGCGCTTGACGAACCATGAATTTAGTGTCACTATATTTTGGATCAAATGAAGTTTTAACTACGTCCATAACATCGATGGGGTAAAACGGCTTACAACTGAACACATCTAGGTATAAGTCGTTAGTCTCTTCTACAAAATGTGCAGTAATATTTGACGTTTCGATAAGTTGAACTAGAGTGTAGCCTTTCTTATTTCCCGTTCCAAACATTACAATTTGAGGCTCACCGTATGCCACCATGTCAATCTTTTTAACCAGAGTCTTGGTGAATTGATAAATATTTTTTGAAGAGCGAATAGACTTAGGCAGGCATCCAGTTGAATTTACAATTAGATGGTATCCCCAGCTCATTTATGGGGTTGTTATATCATACTCTGCGAAAATCGGTTTTTGACGTAGCAAAACGGATTTATAGAAATTAGAAAATAGATAGAAAACACACAACAACTTGATCTTTAAACGACACCATGGGGTGCGCTTCGAAGAAGTACAACAAGGCGGAGGAGGACCTTGCCGTCATTGACGAGAAGGTGGAAGAACTCATGGTAATTCTCGAGGAGATTGCCAAGGTGCAGGACAAGACAGAGTACAACAAGCTTATGGCTGCATGGAACGCTGACTACATGGAGATGGTAGCTCAGCGCGACGCGGCATGGGCCGTGTACTGGGAGTACGCACCGGATGAGGTGATCGCAGAGAACGAGGCCTGGAAGGACCGGGTGTTCCAGAGGGTCTAAAATCCTGAGCTCTGTAGAGAGAGTAACAGGTAATGTTTAACCAAACCGTTCATATAAACGGAAGGGAAATGAAAGTCGCGGAGACTTTTTTCGCGTCTAGAGTTAAAAATGATGAAGATGGCTTTATTCCTTGGTCTGCTGTTCTTTGTTCTCACGCCGGGTGTTCTCCTTTCTCTCCCGCCGGGTGGTTCGCGCACCACAGTTGCCCTAACACATGCAGTTGTGTTTGCTCTTGTTTTTACACTAACACATAAGCTAGTGTTGTAAGCGCTAGGGGCTCACATACTCAAATAAAAAACGAATAATTAAACTATACATCCGTATAGTGTAATGGTTCGTCGTATTAAAAAAATTATGAAGCTGTTTCGATCAAGAGAGTTGTTAGCTCCAACTGGTCGAGTACCGGAGGCGATTAGGAGATCTCTTCTAGAAAAATACCATCACAAATGCGCAGGTAATGTTCCAGGATACCCTTGTGACTATAGTGTTGTAGATGCTCTAGAAGTTGATCATATACTTCCTAGATCAATCCGATGCTGTCATAAAAAATTCAATCTTCAAATTTTGTGTTCAAATTGTCATACGCTTAAGACTAAAAAGTATGATATTCCTCTCATTCGCAAACATAAATCAGGCCTAGTTGAAGACTATCATATTAAACGTCATTTGCGTCTATTTCTATAAAAACGGATTTGCACACTTTAACTGTTTTTTATTACAACAGAATGCCTTTTAACGTAACTACTCGTTCCGTTCGCGACATTGACAACGATGACACAATTTGTATCCCTGAACACCAACGTCCATATGTATGGGATGGTCGTCGGGCGGCACTATTTATTGAAACAATTCTATCTGGATTGCCTACTCATGCACTATTTCTTTATCAAGAGGTTAATGATGGCAAACTAAAAAAGTGGCTAGAAGATGGTCAACAACGATGGTTAACCGTCAGGGGCTATATGCACCCAGAGGATGAAAAAAACAAGGATATCGTGAAAAGTTGGGCAAAGTGGGATGACTATACAAAGTTTGAAGATCTGTCTGCCGAGAAGAAAGAGAAGATTAAGAGTTATATGTTTACGATCTACACAATCGAAAAAATTGATTTTGTAGAAAGAATGATGCTATTTCAGCGTCTACAGGATGGAAAACCGTTGACAAATGGTCAGCGATTCAACGCATGTAGCAATATGTCGATCGTTCGACTTGCTAAGCGTATTTTGAATGATGCACGCTGTCGTGTCATTTGGGCACTACCATCCAACCTAACAGATAAGGGTGGCGATACTAAAGGATTTACCTATCTAACCAATGCTATGGCAATTGCCTCGGGTATTGCAGTGAAGAATGTAAGCTATATTGTTACAAGCTATAATTTGCTTGGACCACATATCAATATCAAGTACGATGACGCAGATGCAAATCAGCGTCTTGACAAGCTAATTGATGTTTATCAGCGTGCTGATAAGGCCTATCCGGTTGGAAAGGCTACAGTGAAGAAACAGTGGGCAGTTGGAACCTATACTGGGTACATTCTGTTTAATTTGCTCCAATCTGATATTGATTGGGAGAAAGATTCTCAAATGTGGGTGGACTATATTGTCCGATGCCGCAAGGATAAGGCAGCTTACAGTATTCTACATAGTAGTAAGCCAAAGTCCCGCAACTGGACAAGCGATCGTTGGAGTCTTGGGCTTGAATATGTCCGTGACCCATCGCTTGCAGATGATGTATCAGATGCAACCGAAGAGGATGAAGATGAAGATGATTAAATAAAAAACGAATTTATAATTAATTTTTTTTAAAGTTAAAAAAATGCATGCATTTGATAGTGGTAAGTATTATCCAATGGATGATGAACTGTTGCCTAGCCAGCGCGAAGAAATTGCACGCGATATGAATGTGGTACTAATTGTACTTCTAGTTTACATTGGATCGCTCTATCTTCTATGGAGTAATCTATAACGTATAATTATATTTTTTAATATTAAATGGTTTAGTTTTGTATGACATATCTGCATAAATACCATCATAATAACTTTCATTTAAGCAATTTAAATCAACATATGTTCCGTCTTTTGATAGTGTTATCCAATATTCAGGGGCACAATATGTATACAAAGTACAAAATTGCGTTGATCTGTTTATATATGAAGACTTAGCCCACCAAAAATTACCAGAATAATGTAATGTTGTACTGTGCGATATATTAACACCAACAACATCTGCTCCTTTTTCCAGTTCCTCTAAACAATCGGCATATCGATCTATATTAAAATATGTTAAATATTCTACTAAGTCTACAAATCTCTGATCTTGGCCATTATATCCAACACCCTTACTATGCAAATATAAAACATTAAATTCCTCTTCTTTTGCAGCATACCATAATTTATTAATCGTAGCAGCCTCATATAAGTCCATCTGCGGGGAATACAAACGATTATGAAACTTTGGATCTTGAAAAATTTCGTCACTTAAGCAACTATAATCTCCGAGTAGTCCATAAAAAAGTCCGTCAATTTTATCATAAAGTCCACTTGATCTAATTCGGTCAAATAATTTTGTTACAATTTCTTTCCAATTATTGATTGCACAAATATGCATATAGATATATGTTTTCATTTACACTATTGTTGTTATATCTTAAATCTTATAAAAACGAATTCTTTTTGTAAGAGTAATTTAATCAGAAAGAATGGCGACAACATCTCAGCGTTTGTCGATTCGCATTCCGCCATCGTCCTATGAAGAGGAGATCGGAGCCGAATACAATGCATTTGGTGAGCTTTGTCAGTACATCAAGCCGACTGAGGCGTGTGGAACATGTTCAGAGGACAACCACGAAGACGCCTGTCATATGTGTAAAGCTTTAGCAGTTAAGAAGGTAACTAAAAATCAAAAGATTTATAATGAACGTCAAACTTGCTTTAACTGGTGGTTTAAGATTCTACTGGGTCGAAAGCGAGATGCAATGTGTTAAATAAAAAACGGATAGTAAGTTATTTAATCTTTTTATCCTAAAATGGAACCATACATTCTCGTTGTATTTGTACATAACACGGTTAAGTCTTATGAAATCGTATCATATAATGACATAGTCAACCGATTTATAAATCTATGCCATGCCAATATAAACGTTCGTGCAGATCTTGATTGTAGGTCTCATTTTGTCTCTTATTCTGATGATAAGTCGATGGTTCAACTTATTGGTTTTATTAATCCTAACCTAACGCAAGATGTGATAAACGCAATTAATAAGCTAGAATATCATCGTAAACGTAATTGGTAGAAAAACGGATTTATAATTCTTTTTTAACTAAAAAAATAAAGCTAAAATGACGTGGACTGTTGTAGTATCGACTATGAAGCACGATTCAACGCAGGAGAGCGTTCTGAAAGAACTAAATGACAAAATTGATGTTCTTCTTGAAAAAGGATGGATCTGCGTCTCGGACATTGTCTACCACAAAAATGCAGTATCTCAAATTATGATTCCAGTTGCAACCTGGGGATATGATGTTGTACGGATGCGTCCAGAGTGGGATAAATATTGGGCTCTTGGATCATTCGTACCAAAGACTCTCACATATGAGATGGGTGGAATGGGTCACATGGACGTTAAGACAAAGTGCGAAAATGCTCAGTATTATGACCTTTAAACAAAAATATTTTTCTATTTGTTTATATAAATGTCAGTTGAATTAACAGCTGCGTGGTGGGGTATTGAAAATACTGTTCAAGGCGTAGATGTTTTAGCTCATCTAAAAGATCTACAATCAAAGGGCGTACCGTCAATTTGTATTGACGATAATTTTTTTGTTGACCCCCACCATGGGTCAGCTAAAACCTTATTTGTTACCTACATTATTGATGGCCAAGTTAAGAAAATAGAACTCCGCGACTTTGATTTGCTTAAGTTTGCAGATCTTCAGTAAAACGGATTGTAAACTTATTTTTAACTAAACCTTAAAAAGTACAAAATGTCCTACCCTATTACTGTCACTAAGGAGATGCTGATGCGTCTCGTTACTGACAATAAAGCTAACAACATCGAGAGAATCACTAAGGCGATCATGGATCGCTACACAAAGCTCGAATCACTTGGAAATAACGGTGACGAGGATGAAATTTTGGATATCATGTATGCAGATCGAGAGAAGATCGATACAACTCCCCTGACAGTTCCCGATTGGAACGAAGTCGAGGGTGAAGAACAGAAGAAGTGGGTTCAGAAGGTAATTGACGCGGGACTATTTAAGCCCAAGCATGGAGATGGATTCCACTGGCTAGGTGATGGATATCGCAACGAAGGGTTGTGGTTCTGGCACAAGGAGAAGGGTATTATCCCACCGTGTACAGAGTATGATGATTATGGCAGTGTGCCACCGTGTTTCCTTGTTGGAAACGGCGAGGATCAGTTTCACCCAGGTCATTGGACAAATGTGGTGGATCACAATTCTTATGTGTTTCTAGCTCCCGAGCTCATAGATCATATTAAGAGTACTGCAAAGCCAGTTACAAAGATTCATAAATACAGTGATCGGCCATATACAGTTTGGAACACAAGTGTTTCAATCAAGAAACGTGGTAAGGATATTGTTGAAATTCCTGTACAAATCTTTATGGAAGATATCAGTAAGATGGATAATATCTTCTCATTCGAACCTCCTGAAGGAGACAAAAAACATGGCAAGCTACTCAAGGAGGAATACTAGAAAACGAATTAATAAAGTATAATTTCTTTTTTGTTACAAATAAAATGAAGCGTAGACACCAACTTGATAAACGTGTTGTATATGAAATTACTCACAAGAAACCACTTGATACTATACCCAAATGGTGTCTCCAGTACATAGTATTGTATCCTGATGTTTTGGAAAGTGTTCCGGCAACAACCACATTAGATCCGACTCAACTCTACTGGAGATACCATCCTAGATTGTGCAAGTGTTATATGTGCAGTGCTGGGTTCTGGTAAAACGGATTAAAAATTAGTATTTTATTTTTACTTCAAAAAATGCCTCTCAATTACGGTGCACTTGGGTTTAGCGATAAGCAGAACCAAATGTTCCAAGATGCTGAAATAGCGATCGAGAAAAGTGATCTGTTTGAATGGCTGTCGAATACTGGCCCAGTTGATTACAGTAAATTGATTTGCGAAGAGATTGATCGAATTGGCCACCATATGAAGTACAAGCATACACCCGAATCGTTTAATGAAACGATGACTGAGATGCAAAAGTTGGCTAGTATGGGAATTGACGCATATTGCTCGTTGTACACAGTAGCATTTCCAATTCCATCAGCTCCAAAACAGGTAGTTCAAAGAACCGCCGAAATGGATGCAAAAGTAATTAATGAGATTATAAACCGTCCTCCCTTCAAGCGAGCGCCTAAATGGTCACAAGAGTATGTGACTGCGCATCCAGCCGTTCTAAGAATGCTTCCTAAACTTGATGTTTCGGTTCCTGCCTGCATGCACATCTAAACTTTTAGAAAACGAATTATAAAATACTTTTTAACTGAATGGTATGAAAAATGACAACTGCAATGGCACACAAACTCGTTGCCGAGATGTACACTTACTTTATTAGCATTGAAGAGAGAGAAGCCAAAGATGGGCTTCTCATTGTCTACGAAGACGAATATGAAAAGCTAAAGAAGCTACACGATGATGCATCACAGGCAGTGACTCAAATTGCTGGGCCCTACACTAGAGCCCTGAAAAGTGAAATTGATAGTCTCTGCGATAGCCTTGATGATGTTGATTTCTTTCTAGATAAGCTTGTTAAATCTCGTAAAACGGATTAGATGTCTATTTATTTTTTTAACTTTCAACAAAATGGTTTCATCTAGCGAGGCAATTGGTTCGAGGACTCGTATTCTTGCGTCACTTACTCCAGAGGATTTTGATGTTATTCAAGATACGCTTAACAGATTTGAACAAAGGTATATCAATGAATCATCACACGGTGCTCCCGCCGATACAACTTATGAACCAGTAGATGACGAATTATATGGGTTTCATATTAACCACATGACTTCAAAACAGAGACTGTATTTGAAGGCTAATGGGTACAAAGTAACTTGTCGCTGGGATAGATCTACTGGAAGGATGATTTGTACACTAAACTTCCCGTAAAACGGAATTAGATAACTTTTTTAATCTACTATATAAAAATGACTGAACTTTGTGGTTATTGTCAAACACCTTTGAAAGGACAGCTTGTATATGAACTAATGGCCTACAGAGATGCTCCTGTTATATTCGTATTTGGAGATAAGTGTTGTATTGCATCGGGAAACCATGTTAACTTTCGTAGTGGACAATCGTGTTACTATGGTGTTCGAGCCGATGACGCAAATTTGGAAATTATTTATAAGGATATTGATGCGGCAACAAATGATAAAGTCCGTTACGACTTGATGACGCTTTCACATGAACTTGAGCATAAGATGATAGGACCCATTCTTGCCCAAATTGAGAAGGATCTTGCATATGCAAATAAGATTCTAGGAATTAAGAAAAAGGAATAAAAACGGAATCTAACTAAGTTTTTTATTTGAGTATAAAAAAATGAACTTCAATCCCGAACTTGTTCAAAAGTGGGTTGATGCGATCACCGTTTATAAAAATTTGGTTAATTCAAGTGCACCTATTACCGATCAAATCAATGCAAAAAATGTTGCAGATGATCTGTTTCACGAACTACTTTCAAGCGTAGGTGTTTCAGACTTTGAAATTCGAAAGGCTATGGGTACCACTGATAATGAAGATCCGAATAATTAAACTTTCTAAAACGGAAACTTAAAAGTTATATTTTTTAAGTGTAAAAATGCCGATGAACTTTATCCCAGCCGTTCCAAAAAAAGTATACTACGTAGTAATTGAAAATGGCGATCCATATGAGATCCTATTTACGTCATACGAGCAAGCAGTTGCAACTGTAAAGATTCGCCATCGTGAAGAGATTTACGAAGAATCGGCTTGCGAAGTAAATGTCGAAGAGAATCCAAGTGGTAAAACATATCTATACGTTGAAAAGGGAATTCATATTTATATTCATCGGTTTAAAGTCTAAAAACGGAAACTTAAAAGTTCTTTTTTTATTGAGCAAAGATGGATACCATACACGTTACGGAAAATCCTATTGCGAGCGAGATCAGTGATTATATTCAGTTAAATCTTACCAAAACAACAATGCTTGGTGATGAATTTGCATATATTTTGACACAAAAAAGCCATCCATTCTTGGAGAAGTTTAAGCTAGCTAAAGCCAAAAAACAAGCTGAAAAGATTCTTACCGAAATTATGAAGCTTGAACGAATGCTGAAAGATAATGAGCATTTTAATGAGTCTTAGTGCAAATCGGAATCGGTTGTATGCCACGTTTTACCGTGAACTGCGTAGGAATGAACACGGGCCATTCCCCATGCTTGTTGAGATGCACCTGGACGATGTCCGGTTCTCCAAGCTGCCATTCCACGATTATAAACAGTTCTCAGAGTAGAAAGCGGGATTCCTGTTGATTTTGCAATTTCAGGTAAGCTTTTTGCATTCGGGTGTTTCTTATGGAATTTTTGAGTGTAGGATGATTTACGAGTTTTTACACCCTTATCAGTTTTGAAAGGACGATATGCTCTTGCAGTTTTCCAAGATAGCTTTGATCTTTTTGTTATCTCGGAACGACGTAGTGTTTTATTCTTATTAGAAAGACCTCTGTAATATTTGGGAGGCCATAATGCTCCACCTTTTTGTTTTGAGTTAGAATTAAAAACAGCGTTATCTACAAGATCATAATCTGAGCTATATTGTTCGGGATTATCTGAATTTTTTACTGTTTCATTTAATATTCTCAGAATAAATTGTTTATCAAACAGTGTTTTATCTTGATTGTCAATTAATACGGATTTAGTAGTTACCGGTTTACCAGCTAAGTATCTTGCAATAAGATATTTAATAAATTCTGAGAATTTTTCATGAGGAAGAGCTGATAAAATTACTCCAATCTGTTCAATATTGTATGCCGGATGGTCGTAAAGATCTGCAAGTACTTGAAGTGCCCTTTCATCCGCTGCGTTACTTCTATTAAAATTAGCATTCGATTTTGATCTGTTCATCATTGCCGATTTTATACAATATGTTTGCACGTTACGACATGCCGTATGATAATGAACTCCTGGCAATTTTTGAATCATATCATTAAAGTTTACACTAAAAATACTATGTTTTTTTAGTTTATTGTATTGTTCGTATGTAATTGTTTCATCTCCTGGAATTTTAGAAGGATCTTTACCATCATATAATTCTACTCCAATATCTTTAAAAGCTTGATTTAAGTTTTCATTTGTTGGATAAAGAGCATGAGTAAACATCCACCTAATTTTAAAAATTTGCATATCATTCATTGGAGACCATTTATGACGAAATCCTCTATACTTCTCAATCTTACCTTTAATTGGTACTTCGATAACTCCACTGGGAAATAAACCTACCTCATGATAATCACTTGGACCAGGAATTTCCACGTCGATAAATAAATACGCAGTAGATTTTACAAGTGTATTCTTATAAGATGTGTCATAACCGTCATATTCGTGTCGTGCAAGTGAACCAAGAATAGGCTCAAGTTCATCTGGAACTGCTCGTCTTAGTTTATCAATATTAGATGGTTCAATATAAGTATCAAATCTTGTCGGAAAGTTAGCCCGTTCGGGTAAACCACATTGTCCACTTTGCAAAACAATAACATCTTTAGGAAGCGGAATTCTTATAATTTGTTTTGTAACGGGGTCACATTCATCACGTCCATGAGCCATCCATGCATACACGCGGACTTGTGGGTCTTGTGGCAACGCAGATGGTTTATTCCCCATTATCAATACACTTGTAAATTATCTAATCAAGTATAAAATGAATAATAAAACACAAAGAAAATTGAAGGGTGGACGTTTAATGTCAAAGAAATACTGCAAAAAGACACCGTGTAAAAAGATGGGTTTTACGCAAAAAGCAAGTTGTAGACCTTATAAGAACTGTTATAAGAAGTAAACCTACATAGGATTTCCATACTCTCTCCACGCCTTTAGCCGCCTATAGTAGTCTGCATTTTGTTCTTCGTTGTATTTTTTTACCGAGATACACTTTTCGCATACATTGCAGGGTCCGTATCCATCTTCCCATTCAATCTGGTGGCTTGATTCAAGTTTTTTAGGAGCAGAACGGAATGTACTGTAGTCTCTGTGAGTGGGAAAATTTGCTTCATTATACTTCACGATATGGTGATCGTCTGGAAGATGCTTAGGATATATGTCTGGAAAGAGGCTATAATAATAAGATGCGCTATTTCCAGGAGGCGACTGCCACTTCTTTACGAGTTTCTTAGTGTAGGTCGGATTCAGATGCTTCTTTCCGTACCAATCCATTGTCTACTTTGTAAGCTTTCCTTTTCTCTGTTTCCGTTTTACACATTATTAGTAAAAACGGAAACTTAAAAGTTCTTTTTTTAATGAATAAATAAGATGCATGCTGTTATCAGAATCGTAATCGAATCTGCTATGGCGGATCAAAATAAGTGTCCGACTAGAGATGCTGCTCTAGATGAAATGTACGTAAAGATGATTGTTCGTCCACTTCAATTGGCTTGGTTGTATAAGACTAAGAAGTGTAACTGTTGTTATGTACATGATTAGTTAAAATTTAGATTTCTGATATGCAACGTAAGTTAAATAGATTCCATAGAAGTTCTTTGAAAGAGTATCGATCAAATTGTACGATAAATTTTTCCATCCGGGAGAAAGCGTAGCAGCTAGACCATATGAACCCCAAATGCCCGACATAGCAATAAACAGTGGTAAGTTAGCAGAAAGATTGTTAGATACAAAAGAATTATAAATAATAAAGAAGGATCCAATTAATCCAACAAAACCCATACTATTTGATGTAAATAAATCAAGACTGCCAATCTCATACAGATAACCAAAAAATAACATCATAGCATTAAATGCAAAAATAATTAATATATCTTTCTGATGTTCGTCCCAAAATGATTGGAGTGTTTTCTTTTCATCGGGCTTGTTATTGTAATCAAAGTATAGTATTGTTGTTAACAGCATAATCGGTGTTGTTATCATCCAATCATGGTAACGGTAAAATGTAGCTTCAACGACTTCTTTGAAGTGATATGTGTACCATAGGTAAAATGTTAACTGAATTGATGATACAATTGTCTCTAATCCAACTGCCGTTATAAGAATTTGATCAGCTGGATCCACCTTTAACGTTAATCCAAAAAATCCAATTGCAATGGATACTACTTGGACAAACAGTGAAAAATATAAGCTATTTACTAGCAAATTTCTCATTGTATTTCATGTGGGAATTTTAGAAAACGGAAAGAGGTTTGATTTATTTTTTAATCAGCAAACAAGATGGAGTCCTACTACGCAATCTTTCACAGTATCTACGATACGGACATTGCTCTAAATAGTGATATTAATGGCCGTCGCCAATATGGACCATACGATACGTATGAGCAAGTTTTGAACGATATGCTGGAATGGATTCAATACCAAGGACTAACAATTAACTACGCATGGTGCATCTATGGTGTAACCAAAGATGGTAAGCTAGTGAAGATGATACCTGATCAAAACGGAAAGTAATTTAATCTATTTTTTTAATTGCAAAAATGTCATACGAAATCGCTATCTTCGAGCACTCAGATCTCTACGACGGCGATCAGGATGTGTCTCCAGACAAGGTCATCTGCGAGTTCATTGAGTATTACAGGCGCTACTTCAACCCACGCTATTACGAGGAAAAGAACGTGCGTTTCCAACGCGGGAGGATGTGGCTCTCCTATGCAGACAACTCGGGTGGCGACAAGCCCATGACAATTATGCTGATGGGGTCCGTTACAGAAGAGCTTGTCGCGAATCTCAAGTGGGCCGTAGCAAAGCTATACATTGTAAACTGTGAAGATTGTGGAGTTGTAATCCCGAAAGATCCACGCCACAATTGGCTTATTTGTAGAGATTGCAGGGAAAAGTAGAAAACGGATGCCAAACAAATAAAAAGAGGCGATTAGATTGAACCCTGCTCCGGGTTCGGAGATTTCCACCCGCAAGGGTGTGAGTAGGAGCACCGACACTAAGTTCATTAAAACGGAAACTAATTTGATCTATTTTTTAATCAGCAAATAAGATGGACCAACTCGCAGAGACCAACCGACTGCTCGCATTGATTCTCGCGGAACTGAAGATCAGCAACGAGACATCCCGGAAACAATTCGCAGCTGCTGCAGATTCAGTTGCCATTGGCGAGCATATCATGAATATGATACGAAAGTGGGCATTGGAACTTCCCGGATCGATAGGTCATGGATGGGCAGTACATTTGTGAAAACGGAAACTTAAATGTTCTATTTTTTAATCAGCAAACAAGATGGCTTCTATTGATGCTGAACTTGCAACACTGCATGCACGTATTGCACAGCTTGAGGAGGCCAAGAAGGTTCCTCCTCCGCCTAAATCCACACTCGAACAGCTCATCGAGAATAGAAAGGGATACCTTAAAAAGAATTATGGAACTAAGTATGACACCAATAAGATGGTGAATATCATTTATCGTTCAGAAGTCGAGATGCTTGAGTCTATTGTCGAGAGTCTGAGCCGTATTCACACGCGCCTAGATGCACTTGAGAAGAAGTAAAAACGGATACTAATTTGTTCTATTTTTTAATCAGCAAACAAGATGGCATTTCTAGAGAAATATCTGCAAGATAATGCAACTGGTGGACCGCATGGAACTCATTCGGTCTACTGGATTACATCTGAAGTATTTAATCAGTTGCCTATCAGAGCGTGGAAGTTTAATCGTCCGCCCGATGTAGATCGTATTACTGAAATAAATAGACATATGAACGAAACTAAACGCATGGATGGAATGATCTATCTTGCGTGTGTTGATAATGAACTTGTATGCTACGAATCAAATCATCGTCGTGAGGCTCTACGTGGGTTGGACGGAATGGAACCGCTACTTGTGGACATTATCTGGCGTGCAACAGACGAAGCTGTAAAGGAAGAGTTTCTACGCTTAAACAAAGCAGTATCTGTTCCGGAGCTATATATTGCTGAAGAGGCAGATGTAGTTATTACTGGAATTAAAGATGCAGTTGATAAGTTCTGTGAAAACTATGCATCACATAAAGTTGGATCTAATCGTCCGCAGAGACCTAATTTCAATCGCGATACAGTGATTGATGAATTCTATCGAATCATGAAAGAGAACCGAATTGGAATTGATGAGTTTGTAATTCGTCTCCAACGCCTCAATACTGAGATGGCTGGACGCGATAAGAGTAAACTCGCTCAAAAAGTTATCGATAAGTGTGAAAAATCAGGACTCTGGCTATTCGCATGGAGTTCTAAGTTGAATGCAAGTGAATTGGTATAAAAACGGAAACTAATTTGTTCTATTTTTTAATCAGCAAACAAGATGGCAACATCTACTAAAATTGTGGTTCACATATGGTGGACACCTTTAATGACATTTCACTTTGGTTCTGGAGAATTTGAAATACACAATGGACATTCTACTAAACCGTCTATCATACAAATTGAGAATTTTAAAGATCATATACAAGAACTTAAATTTAAGATTAAGCGCGAAAACAGAGGATTCTTTAATAATATTGAAATTAAATTTATAACATCTAAGACAGATATATTAATACAATTTGATGATGATGATGCATTAAAAGCTTGTGAAATATTTAGTAATGTTTATAAAATTGTAGGTCCAATCATTGATTCCAATAAGATAATTATAAAAACAGAAACTTAAAGACTGTAATCCTTTTTAACTAAAATGTCACGATTTGTTCAGATTGGAAAAAAGATGGTTGACATGGTGGGATTGCATGCCGTTTGGATTGGACCCGATCATTTGTGTAGGTCGCGCATCACATTATACTATCCTGATCGTCTTCAGACTAAAACGATCGAATATGATTATGATCAAATGGTAGAAGCTAATAAAGATGCAAAATTTCTGAAGGAATCGTTGAAACAATTTAAAATGAAAGTTTCTGAAACCAATGTCTAGAGTACATCAAAATGTACATATTTAGTTCGGTACTGCCACATTCTCAGACCACTTATAGAATTTCTACTCCACATATTTAACTTTGGAAGAACTGCTCCTGCTAGCATAGGTTTGGCAAGAACAAACTTCCGAACATATCGCACAAGCTTAGATTCAAGCGACAACACTTTTTTTCTTTTTTCGTTCGCTTGCCATTCATCTGCGTGCGAACGGATAAACTCTTGAATTGCCTGTTTCATGATCTTTTTAGTCTGAGTAAATTCAGACGCTGCAGCTCTAACTTCTTTCTTAAGTCTACGAAACTCTTTATCATTTCTAACCTCGGCGTGTGCTTGTTCAATTAATCCAGCTTCTTCAATTGGATTACGATGTTTATTGCAAAGAATACATTCGTAGTTGGTTTGTTTCATGTACTTAATAACACATTTGGTATGATATGCGTGCTTACAATCCAAACGAACACATGTACGTGTCGATTCATTTGGATCATCATACTCTTCCATGTCCATATCAGCCATACAAACTGAACACTCTGGCATTTTATTTACTAAATTCATTCAATTTAAATAGGTTGATTTACTATTTGATTAACAAGTGGATGATTTTGCATCGCAAAAATCTTCGGCCATGCAAGATAGAGTCTAAAGCTTTGTTCGTGTTTAAACAAAGGAATTTCTGGATAACATGACAGTATATCATAAAATGCGTCTGCAATTGGATGCTGTTGGTGTTGACGCATTTGAGCGATAATATTAGTCAAAACTGCTCTGCGTTGTTCGTGAGATAGTTCACCGATTCGTTTGTAAAAGGTCTCCATTTATTTACATTCATTGCGAATATCCGTAAGCCAGTTAGCACATACTTCTGGCCACGTTTTGAACGAATAAGTTCTAGCCGCTGCACGACGCTCATCAAGCGTGTCGACTGTCTTCTGCATTGCATCTGCAATCATTTTGTGGTCAAATGTTGGACATTGAAACCCAATTGGCATTGATCCTGAAAAATACGAATGCCCAGACGATGGAATAAATTCTGCAACATCGGAAGTCAAAAATGCAGAATATGCTCCAACATCAGTTACAACTTGAGGAGCACCAGTATACAAATGCTCTAGTTGACAGAGACCAAACCCTTCTCCGTCGCTAGTGTTAATTCCAATATCTGTGATGTTATATATTTCATTAATTTTAGCATCAGACAGTGGAGTTGCTGCAGAATCGACAAGTATGAGTCGTTTACCGATTGTATCCAATGAAAGACCGCGCATTTCAAGTTCAGTATTATAAATACGAGTTATGTCATAATATGCACCGCCTTGAGTTGTAGCAGCAGTTACAATCATCAAAAAGTAAGGTTTGGTAATATCTCGTGAAATTAGTTCAACAAATGACATAATGCAAAGATCAAGTCGCTTTCGTTGAGAATTACGATTTGCATTCAAGAAAATAATAGCATCTGTTGGAATACCTGTAGACATGCGAAGACCACTACGTGTGTACTTATCAGCTCTTAAAAACACAGTGGAATCTACAGCATGTTCCATTACTGAAATTGTTGGAGCAGGTCCGTAGCTTGTATATTCTTTAACCCATGTATCTGAAAACATGTAAATACGATCAGCCGATTGATTAATCTTTTCAACAATGGGTTTCACAGTTCCTTTATATACAAGATCTAGATAGATCCAAAGCTTAAACGATGATTTATCTTTTTCATATTTCATCGTTTCAATAAATTTATAAACAATAAATGGATCATTATAGATCATAACGATATCGGGATTTACTGTATCAATATACTCGTTAATTTTATTAAATCCAAATCCTTCTTCACGAGGATCCTCATTTGCTGCAGCATCATATTGAATAATACCTTTGGGAGCAGTTCGAATTCCGGGACGAGATGGATGCCGTTGAAACCCAAAATGAAAAACTTTTACATTCGGAACGGTAGAAATCTGCTGAAGTAGATTTGTTACAACTTTAGCATAGCCGGTCATTTGATCAACATGAGTACTAATAAGTAAAAAACGCATTGTATTGGTATATTATACCGTTTTAGCTCTAAACATGAGTTACGTGGGCAATTCCGGGAGCATCATCACTTAGAATCCAACCAATTTTCTCCATAAGAAGCTTCTTGGTCTTACCCGTAACTCCAGAATGATTGTTCTTCTCTAGAACTAGTAGAAACCGAGCAACTCCATCAACTGGCTCTACCTCATAAACAAACATTACAATCCCAACATACAGCCATTGGCTATCAATCTTCTCGATTAGAATTGATCCAGGCGTAATCCAATCATCACGCTTAGCCTTCTTTTGACCAGCAAAGTACATAACACGCACAGTGTTAGTATCATTTACAACCAGATCATCATACGACTCGTTATAGTTGACAGAAAGTAGAGTGACAGACATTTTATTGAGAGTTATGTAACAAATACGTGACAAATCCGTTTTTAAACACTTTGTATAAATTCCCAGCGCAAATATTCGCAAATTTTTTTCCATATAAAATCATGTGCAATCAAACGATCACGTGACTTTAGTAAAGGGAAATACGCTTTGTACTCATCCAGTTCCAGCAGCTCGAAGAACTTGAACAAAATATACGAATAAGACAGAAAGTTAGTGCGGTCATCCGGACAGTACAGCAAAAAAGGCGCCTGGATTTCTTGAAACATCGTACGAATCTTTTCTTCAATTTCTGGCGTAATCGTTGGTGGAGGGTTTCCATTAAGTCTCGAAAGAATATGAGCGGCATGTTCGTAATACTTAGATTTATTTAGCTTCTTTAAAATGTCTCGTATTTCTTTTTCGGTCATTTGAGCAATGTTCTGAATACGGCGTTTCTTAATTTCACTGATGACTTCATGCATCACCTCATCTGGAATAATTGTAGATTCCTTTGCTTGAAACTGATTCAAAATTTCATTTAAGTGATTGATCTTTTTATACGCATAATTATTGCGTTCTTTAGGAGGATCGCGAAATGAAGGAAAATCAGATACTACCATAATGTATTCTTCTGATCCACATTTAGGGCATACAAGTACACCTTCTGATGTCAATTCTTCACGAGCAATATTACAGGACTCACAGTGTTCGGTAATAACCTGTTTCATTTCCGCAACTTCCATTCCTTTCAGTTTCATACGAGTAGCATATTCTTCAAAAAGTTGTTTTTTACTTTGACTACCAGTATCGCCGGCCGTACTTGTGACCAAATACTTTACGAATGTATTTTCATCCATACAAGACGTTGCTGCTTGTTTTGGTTTCTCTGTATTTCCGTAATATTGAAGCATAATGTCTGCATTTTTTACGTAATATTCTTCAACTGGATTTTTAGAATCTAATCTAAACCGTAATTCTTTTAATTCCGATTCTGCTTTAGACGATTTAACAACTTGTTCAATTGAACTTGATACAGTCATGTCCTCAACATGTTCTTCCAATTTTACACATTGTTCTTCAATTTCATTTGTATTTAATTTAGTATCTCGAATTGATGATATGATCGTAGAATGAATATGATCGAGCGTGCCCTGCGTTTTTATAGGCGACGATGAATCAGATGTCTTTTTTATACGGAAGATATTTTCCATCTTATTGTTTCACTAAAGTTTCACTCTTAAAATACTACTTCATTGCAAAAAATAAAAGGAGTGCCGCTGCAAGAACTGTTGGAATCATAGTTGTATCAAACTGATTTGTGAATGACTCTTTAGGTGCGGGCTTACACTTAGAAATATCAGTCTTGGTGCAAAGAGCTGGATCAAAATCAGGAGATAAGGATGTAGTCAAAAAATAAGAAGCACCCCCACTTGTTACATCGCATGTGTAACAGTCACAAGGAGGACTTCCATCTGCCGTCATAGCACTAAATAAATAATATGGATCAAGACCTTCAATGTCTTCCATGATTCCCGGAATTAATCCACGAAGATCATTTGATAGAAATGACAAATCTTGCAAACCTGCAGGTGGGCTACCGCCACCCGGAATGTTATTAATAAAATTGTATCGAGACTGTAGGGATCCGTCTATTGCTGTGCATGTACCACCTGTATTTATGAAAAAACGGTTTCCTAACGGAGGATCACCTGTGATCATTCCTTTCACATATGTTTCAACAGCTCCCAAGTTGGTACTAATTTGTCCAAATGTTCCATTTGAGCCAACACCCAAAGAACCAGGACCTGGAATATTATCCGAATAGCTGTAGGACGGACCCAACAGTTCCGTGCTTTCATTTTCTAAATTTGACCATATAGGATTGTTACCCAGATCTCCCATTACTTTTAATATAGTTTATAAGTTGTTCGCGAAAAACAGGATTTGTTAATGCACATGGTCTTTGTGCTAGAATCATTTTAGCAGTCGAATCAAAATCGTAACCAAATTTTTGAATACAATATAACAGTGTCAAAAATCCACTTCGATTAATTCCACACTGACAGTGAACAAATATAACTTTTGACTCTGGATCTGATAAAAATTTATTCATTGTGTCAGCAAACCGCGGATACCAACCGGTTATATCAACAGATATATTATCAACTGCATTAATGCATGTATATTTTGTAGGATTATGATCACGAAACCACTCCGGACTATCTGAATCTTGAGCACAGTTTACAACATGAGTTATATTGTGTTTTGCAATAAATGCAGGAGTTACCATAAATCCGGCGCCGAACATAATTGAAACGTGGACCTTAGCAGGAGGATCTTCCATCCATCCTCGAGAATGACGACGTAGAGCTTTCCAAGAATCATTCATACTTGATACTTTAAAAGACCCATATTGTCTAAAAACGGACTTCATTCTATTAAATCAAGAATAAAGCAATAAAATGTCGTTCGTTGTCGCTAATCGCGAGAAGCTGGATAGGCGTGGCTGCCACAATACACAGAGACTTAACACAAGCGAACATTTCGCAGTAATAACAAAAAGAGGTAAAGTGATTGCAGTAGCTAGAAATAAGGCAGGAAGTCGTTCGAGTGGTTGTGGTTGTAATGACCAAACACTGCATGCAGAATGCGCAGTTGTGAAGAGTCTTGGTGATATCTCACAACTTCGTGGTTGCGTGTTGACGGTATTTCGTTTGAACAAGAATGACCAAATTATGCAGTCTAAGCCTTGCCACGACTGTCAGGTATTCCTGACCAAGTGTATGGAAAAGTGGGGTCTTAGGCGTGTTGAATATTCGTAAAAACGGAACAAAAATACTTTTTAAATCAAATCTTAAGCAAAATGTCGGTGATCTTCGCCAATATTGATGGACTATGTGCAATATGCAATGTAAAAACAAACAGGTATTACAGATGGAATTTCCCTGTTATGCCATATACAGATCCATCAAACTATAGTTATAGCATCGTTCATAATTTTGAGAACCATGCTATGCTAAAAGTGATTTCTAGAGAGACAAATAGAATTGAAAAAATTGAAATAAGCCCACTTGATTACACAGGTACTGACTGGGTAGAGGACTGGGTATCTGGTGATCCACAGTAAATATATTTTTAAATTATACTACTTCCTAGAGTACCTACTACATATGCAATTGCTACAGCTGCTAAACCTAGAACAGCGGCACCCGTGTAAGAAACCGTACCACCTGTCGTGTACGTATGAGGAATGTACTGAAGTAAGAGACTGCGAGGAGTTGATAGGGAAATAATTGCAGCAGCTAGGAAAAATCCAAAGTACATCATTAGGCCACGAACTGCATAACGAATCGAATTAAATGTCGCATCGTGGTTATAGTTTGTTACCGCCGGCTTGTTCTGATTGCTAGTATTCACAGGAGCAATAAAAGGGTCAACGCCGCCCGTTACCATAGGCGCAAATGTAGTTGACTGAGGTAGACTCGGATTCTGAACAGGACCGCTTCCCAAAAGAGAACTTAAATCCGTAGCTCCACTATCTTGCATTTATTTAGAAGAGGGTATTTCGCATGTAGCATCTTGCGCAGTATATTGATAACATTTTCCATCAATAGACACAATTTCTTTAACAACATCTTCTACAGGTAAGGACAAGGTCTTTCTTTCTTGAATAGGCTTATGAAACAGCATAATGACGAGTCCCATACCGATTAAAAATGAAATAAACATCATACTCCGTTCATTGTGGAGAATTTTGATAACCTGCATCATTTGTTCTGAGACGCGATGAAATTAAGAGATGTTGTATTTTTTGTACACGGTACCTCCTTCGAAACAAATTTTACACACCCCGTACCCGTATAAAACTTTGATTTATCACCCGGAGTTGGTAGACTTTTATCAGGACGAACCGGTGGATAAAATACCGATACAATTAAAAATCCTACAAGCATTCCGGTAAACAACCACAATATAGATATCATCCCCCTTTATACCATCTCTGCTACTTTATCCATAATTCGAGTCATTGTCTCATCATGGTCGCCCGACCATGTAAGAAAGAAAGGTAAATGGCTAAATGGAGGTTTAACGCCATAGATCTCTCTGGGCATCCAATCTCCGAAGTTTACAATGATATCACCAATTTGAAATATACCTTCCCAACAGTAATCTAGCGGATCGCGATTCTCGTGATATGCCGGAGTATTTATAAGAACAATTTGCGGAATTGCATTTTTAACTACATGAATATGTACTTTGTCAGTTATTTTACAAGCGGTAAATCGCTCATAAAATTCAAATTTTGCATTTGTATTAGGTCCTCCAACAAGAATGATAACAGGTATTGGCATTTTATTATTTATATTAAGTTAGTTGATAAATTCGTTTTTATTCACTCATAATGATAAATGGACCAAAGTGTTCTAGAGAAGATTCAGGATCCTCGTGTGGAGAATCGCTATAATATGACGTCTACATCAGCACAGTATCCTCCTCCTGCACACGGTGGACGTATTCCTAACTTTAATGATGTTCACCAGTCTTATGGAATGACATCTAAGCCTTGGAAGGAAGGTCCGGCCATTGAGGGACATGATCCCCGTTCTGATCTTATTGGTCGCCAGCACAAAGCTACTCCTCTAAACACTGTATTTTTTAGCAAGGGAAATATTGATGTTTTGCAGGATAAAATTGCTGAACATGTTTGGCTAATGAGCAATAAACAGCATCGCATTGATCGCCAAAGTGACGATGATCTTCAAATTATTATGCGCAGTTATTACCTTATGTTTGGTCAGAATAATGATGCTCGTGTGGCTGAAGAGTTAGATGATCTAAACCGTCGCGTTATTGGATATGCTAGTGCAAAGATTTATTCGGAGCTAGAATTCTATCAGTTCTATCGTCGCGATATTGAGGATTTTGCTCCTCCGATTGCTGGTCCTATTAATACTCAAGTTTATGGTACGCGTACAGGCGAGCTCAAATCATTTTTTTAGAATACGTAATGGATCTTCGCGTATTTCATGACCGCATTTATGCTAAATATCAATCTCAATTATATACATTTGAACCCACATGGGATTCATTTCGACCTATAGAAAAAGTTGGTTGGGATGGAAAACAGTATAGTATTGTTGACACAAAGTATAAAACAGATCTATTCGGTGAATTTTATGGATATGAATCATCCGAACAAAAGAAACTATGTCGTGAACTTGTTGAAACAACTGAGCTTGAGAATCTACCAGAAGTTACAGATCCTATTCAATTTTGGAAATGGTCAGGCGAAGTGGAAGCAAAGTGGTTCCGTGATAGACCTTGTGTATTTGCAAGTCCATGTGTGACCAAAGATTGGGTACGATACTTGAAATATTTGAACATTCGTCAAAAAACATTGCGTCAGTATCCACGAACACGAACAACAAAGCGTTTACTGCGAAAAGTTGTTCAAAAAGCCAAATGAAAGTGAATATTATATCAAACTTTCAGGCCAATACAGGTCTATCTCAAGATTCAAATATTTTGAGAGGAATTTTGACTGCAGTCTACGGAGATAATGTGCAGATATTTCGTATTCCATATGTATTTCCCCAGTGTCAAGAAGCGGATGTAAATATCTTTCTTGAAGTTGTAAATCCTTGTTTATTTGCATACGCGCGTCGTAATATTTGGATTCCTAATCAGGAATGGACATATAAAACGTGGATTCCCTACATGACCATGTTTGATGAAATTTGGGTAAAAACTACTGAGGCTCGCGAATGTTTCAATAAAGCATCTAATTACAAAGCAAACGTAAAATATATTGGCTGGTCGTCAATTGATAAGGGTTGGAATCCTACTACTGTAAAGAAGAACTATTCGAAAGCGATTGTGCCTGTGGGTAAAAATATCTTTCGCAACCCTAAACCTATTTTTCAGGCATATAAGCGCATGAAAGCAACTGTACCTTCAATCTATTCAAAGCTACCTGTTCTTCACGTGGTGTATTCATCTGCACATATTAATGTCTATTCCCCTCCTGAAATATCCGATAAGGTTATCCTTCGCGGAGAAGTTCTACCTCAGGATGAATATGATGAACTTCTGAAAGAATGTGGTTTATGTATTTGCCTATCTGCCGCTGAAGGATTTGGACACGCAGTTGTTGAGACAATGTCTGTTGGTTGTAATCTACTTTTATCACCTATCAAACCTTTTACTGAAAACATTATCGGGGCAATACAGCCTGGTGTCTATTACGGAGAAGCTTCGGCGACTGTACAACAACCGGAACACATTGGATGCCTTGTTGATACTAGTGTGACTTCTATCATAGAAATGTTGGTCGAGTACATTGACGTATCTATCAGAACTAAGCAAGAAAACTCTGTATTTATTCGTGATTTGTATGAACATAACCATAAGGCATGGATTGATCGTATGAAGCTTGTACTTTCCGGGTCACTTGATGCATCTCTACCGGCATACACATTAAATGATGTATTCCCCAAAGAAGAGAACCTACCCGATGTTTCAATTTTGACGATTACCAAGAATCGTCGTGTATTTATGCCTCTGGCAAAGTATTCTTATATGATCCAATCGTACCCCGAAGATAAACTTGAGTGGGTAATTGTAGATGATGGAGATGATCCCATTGAAGATACACTTATTGGAGTACCAAATGTAAAGTATGTAAAATGTGATCCTGGTATGACGATTTCACAGAAGCGTAATCTTGCCGTTGAAAGCGCTATGTATGATATTATGGTTACAATGGACGATGACGATGTATATCCAAACAATAGTGTTCTACAGCGTGTAGCTATGATGCTAAAAGAACCCGTAAAGCAGTGTGGATTTTGTACAACAATCCCTTGCTACGATATTACTAAGTTTTCATCATTTATGAATGTTCCACCTATGACACTATCTATGTCCGAGCGTGTTTCCGAAGCTACTCTAGTTTTTACTCGTCAGTTCTGGAATGAAGGAAAGTTTGATGAAAAAGTTCATGTTGGAGAAGGTAACGCATTTATTCGCGGTCGCGAGCAAATGTGTAGAGAGCTTTCGCCTCAGGATGTGATTGTAAGTTTAATTCATCCAAAAAATACTTCATCTCGAAAGACCCCTACACTCAAGGAGCCTAACGGATGTCATTACGGATTTAATGAACAGTTATTTGCTATGGTTACTCAAATTGGTGAAGAACTCTCAGTTTAGTACTTCATGCCGAAGAGGCGGCGACCGCGGCTACGGCGGTGCGTCTTCTTAGTGTGACGGCGGCGACGGCCACCCATGTAAGGATCACCACCACCAGTCACTGCAACTACGGGTTTAGAGGCCGGATCAGCGACGAGAGTTTCCGGCTTCACGACAACCGGATCCGCAGCAGGGGCACCGCCGCGCATCTTAAGACCCATCTTCTTGAGCATCTTACGCACCGTCTTCTTCTTAACGACGCGGAGCTTCTTGTGAGAGCGACGACGACCACCGGCCGCAGCCGGGGAGAGAGCTAGAGCGCCACCTTCGACGACATCAGTAGACATTTTATACTTAACTAAAGAGAAATTGTTTAGGCACTACAAGAAAGACAAGTGGGGTCAACCGTGAATTTTTGCGCGGATGAGGCCGCCTTTGTACGCAGATAATAACAACCAGTCTT